AGCTTGTTTGTACACTATTCAATCCGACATTCTCGTAAATATCTGAAATTGCTTTTATTTCATATTTGTTTCCAAAAGTCGTATCAGAATATTTAAGAGGCAGCCCAAGTTTTTCAGCCCAATACACAGTCCCTTTATGCTTTGCAATCTTGCAAGCAAGACTTTTATTTCCAAAAACTTCTATCATTTCGGAATGAGTTGGAAAATGATCTAAATTCAATTTCTCAACAACTATCATGATATTTTCTTTGACAAGATCGTCGTTCCATGGTATTCCATGTGTATATCCCATTAACTCACCTCTATATTAATTGAACGGAAGGACATCATCTGCTACACTATCTGGAATATTCATAAAGTCCGTACCTGCCGGATTCGCTCCCATGATAGCTTCTTCTTTCAGATGGTCGTCATAGGCCTTTGTGGTACGCTCTTCTGGGATGTCTGCATCCTTAATTCCTTCCACACTGCGGAACCATGCAAGTTTGTGACGCTTCACTTCTTTATTTTCGTACCAGTCTCTCTCCAGACGGAAGATGCCGCCGATCAGTTTTCCCTTAAACTGCTGTCCAAAGTTGTTACCCCACTTAACAGCAAAGCCCGGATTTGATTTCTCTACACACGTGATAAATGTTTTAAGGTTACGGACACCATAATCTACGCTCTCATCAATAACCATATAGTTAGTGCCGGCATTTGGATATTTCTTGTCTGGACGGATGTCACTCTCAAACTGTTTCATAAAATATCCAGCCTGCTCATCACCTTCTGCAAAGTCAAACAGAATAACCAGCATGTTTTTAGTTTTACCCTCATTATCTGGTTTTGACTGGCGTTCGGACACCTGTTTGATAACCATTTTGTGGCCGCCAAGTGCAATCGGTTCGTACTCTCCTGCTGCCTGTGTTGTATCATACGCTGTTGGTTTATTCATTTTTATTATCTCCTTTTCCTAATTCATAGTAATCTCTGATAATCTTGTCCACTTCTGCAAGGTCATTATCAATAGTTAAGCTGTCAAACATCCCGATCGGAGACTTGCTTACCGCTCCCTGACTGGACTGAGTGACAAATAAGTGTTTTCCACTCTCTTCGATGCAGCGAAGAACGATGGTAAACATACCCTCGATGCAAACTTTTTCGTCCAGAAGCTTACCAATTGTCTTAGGCTTTACTTCCCCGGAATCGTCTTTTTCTTCATGCATCATAAGGTAAACAATTTTATTCTGCGGCACTTTCGTGACAATAAACTGGATAAGATTCCAAAAATAGTCTCCAATATCATTGTACAGAGCGAACACTGCATTGCCTTTTCCAGCAGAAGCGTGTCCCTTCATGAAATGATTCGTGATAAGATAACCTGCATCGTCGATTACAATTGACTCCGCTTTTGATGCGATCAGGCACTTCATTACCTGCTGGTAATCATCTGTAAACCATCCGTCAATCTTTCCTTTAAACGGAAGCGGTTTATTCAATACTCTAATAAGATTCCAGTGTTCATTCTGGCAGTTTCTAAGACTAGTACTCTTGCCAGAACCAGATTTTCCAATAATTAATACTGGCGTTGCCATTACTATTCCTCCTTGTCATAAACCACGTGCTTGCTGCCCTCAATAATCAGCAAGCTTGCAATATCCTTCATTGATAAGGTTGATTCGTTATAGATTTCAACCAGTGCGTTGTATGCACCTGTTGATACTTTCACAACTGGGTTATCCTTATCAGTTGCCGGTTGCTTCTTCCTTGCCGGAATACGGATTTCAAATTCAGTCATTAGTGCCCTCCTACTTGATCTGGATATTACTAGAGGTTACAATGGAAATACCAGGGAACTTCTCACCAGCTTTCAATGCTGCTTTCAGTCCGATCTTATCTGGTGTGGGATCTGAGTATTTCAGATATTCCTCTGGAATAACAGCTCCTTCCGCAATATCTACGGAATCACTTTTTCTGTAGGAAATGGCTACTTTTGCGGTTTTGAACTTCTCTCCGTTCAGATAATTGGAAAGGTATGCCTTTAATGATGCAGCTTTATTCTCAGCAGATTTCTGACGTGCTGCAAGATTGTCTTTCTCCTCTTTTAATGCTTTTGCATCTGCCAGAAGGTTCTTGATCCAGCAACCGATGTTCTCGATTTTTTTATCTCTTTCCATCTGCAGAGATTCAAGCTTTTCAATATCTACGATTTCCCCTGTTTCCATATCTACGCAATTAAGGATTTCATTTTCGATTTCGTACAGATTCATTCTTATTTTCCTCTCTTTCTGCTAATCTATAGTTGTTTGCCTGTCTTTTTATTAGCCCGGAATGTCTATGCGTAATGATTTCCAGGTATTCATCCTTTATATCTTCGTTACCAGTGAAGTTCATTTAGGGCACCTCCCATCTTCCAAAAGACCAGAAATATACTCTTTTGCCGCATGGTATCCTCTCTTCTGTTCAGAAAGAAGGTTGTAATTTAGATACACTTCAAATCTTTTGATGATTTTTCCAGAAACTCTATTTACATGGACTAGTATAAGCATCGTCCCGCTCCCCATTGCGGAAAGCTCATAGTGTACATGATGGTTAGTTTCATTTGCGACCCTCATTGTAAGCTCAAAAAGCTCTCTGATCTGTTCCTCCTTCATGTTCCTGCTCCTTTCTCAAAGTAAAGCCAGATACGTAAACAGTGCGAATACTACGCATCCCAGGACCTGAGATGCGACATCTCCCCATATCCAACAAGGGAGAAAGGTTACGAGGATCCCGATAATCGCACTAACTACGACATCCTTCCTATTTTGCCTAGGTGATTTCATTCTTTTCCCTCCAAAAAGAAAAAAAAGATTACAGACTGTAAGCAATATACCAGAGAATATTGCTAAGTATTAACAGTGCGGCAGTCAAAAGCCATGCACTAAACCATTTTCGAGTTTCTCCCTTGGCTTTTTTCACAATTTCAGACGCCAAGGAAACCTCGATATCTTCCCATGTAATCTTTTTGTTGTTCTGTTTTGTTGTATTTTCTTTCATTTTGTTATACTTTTTCCTCTCGTAATATTGATATTTAGCGGACAGAGGATTATAATATAACCGTATCCACTAAGGTGTGGTTAGTGGGTTCATTGCTCCGGGTTGGAGATCCACCTCCGCCCGGGGCGCTTCACTTTTCTAATGCTTCTTTTCCTTTCCAGATGTGTCCGGTAACTTCCCAGATCTTCCTCGGAAAGATTGTAAAGTTTAATCTCAGGTTGGATTTACCCTTGATTATTTTCCCATTGTTTGTAGCAATACCGATTGGCAACCATCCGTACTGGATCCCGGCACGGACCTGAGCCGGTTTCATTCCGATCAGTTTGGCAGCGTCCTCGACATTGATCGGATCGCTTGAGAAGTCCGGGATTGCGGTGTCTGCCAGAATCCGTGCTACTTCAGACGCAAAATTATGAATTTCTGCCGTCTTTTCTACATAAGTATCAACATCCATATTTGTCTGTTCCATAGTTTCCTCCTTATGATTTTTCTTCTTTCTTCTGATCAGAATCATCTTTCTTCTCAGAAAAACTTTCCGTCTTCCCGAGAATGTAACCCTTGTCAAATTCTGACATATTAGGAATTGCATCTTTCAGCTTTTCAACGATTCTTTTTTCTTTTTCTGACATAATTTTCTCCTCTCGATTTATAGTCTTACTCCGCTTGAACACCTGACTTTGAACCTGCCATCATCAGCACCAGTAGGTTATCTCTGATGGACGGTCATTTCTGACCGTTTCGGCTATTTACATTGTAATAACCATAATATTTTCATCATGCGTCCAGTCTCTTATTGCCCTGTCGGCATATTTCTGAATAAGCAACGCTCACTGTCCTGTACAGATTTTGGGACGATTATCAATTACAAGAACAATTGTTCCATGTTCCCAATCAAATCCTTGGTAATCTTCCATAAAAATCCTTAATGTCTCAGTAAATTTTTCCTCCATATCCTTTTTCCTCTCTTTCTTGTGGCTTGTTTCTTGCTTTGTGAGTTTATAATATCACGATGTGAGTTATATGTCAACACTAAATATTGACTTTGTGAGTTTTTTATGTTATATTATCATCAGGAGGTGAGGAAAAGTGAAAGACAGAATCAAACAAGTGCGCAAATCCCAGAAGCTCACTCAGACAGCATTTGGAGACATAATTGGAGTAAAAGGAAATACCATTACTAATTATGAAACTGGATTAAGAAATCCAACAGATGCAGTTATCAAATCTATATGCAGAGAGTTTTGGGTAAATGAAGAATGGCTCAGAACAGGAAAAGGAAGTATGTTCGTTCCAAAGAGCAAAGATGAAGAAATTGCAGAAATGCTTGCAGACATACAGAAATCCGGCGAAGATTCATTCAGACACCGTCTTGTATCTGCATTAGCCAGATTAGACGATGACGGATGGGATAAACTTGAAGAACTGATTGACATGATTTCCAATAAGTAAAAAAGAAAGACAAGGGCAATGCGCAAACCCTTGTCTTTTTCTTTGTTATCCTATTAATCTTTTTATGTATGCGTATATCGTTTTCAGCCAGTGAATATTATCACAGCTTTCTATTAGTTCAATAATTTCCTTTTTGTAATCCATATAATCCATATATCCGTCCCTCCCAATATCATGCAAATAAGAACATTCGTTCTCTTTATTCTCATTATACCACCATCTCAGTGATATAGAACGGACTGGATCATACTTCTCGCCCTCTGCTTAAACAGCGCTCCCTCCCTTTGCCTTGAACGATTGAAAAAGAAATGGCATTTGCATTCCGCAGAAGTATTGTTGCTTTTATTCACAACAAATGGTTGCTGTTCTGCTTCAGATATAACCGCCTGCGTATAATTATGTATCACATATTGATTATTGGCACTTGCCTTAATAATCACTTCAGAATCTGTCAGATCAATGCTCTCGCATAGTGGCGCAAGTACAAGAAATATGAGCATTATCCCAAACAGAAAAAATATAACCAGCTTTTTTATTCCCTTCATAAAATCCTCCCAAATTAGTTTATATTATACTCTCAATATAACAGTTATACAATATAGCAATCTTGTACAAATTTTCTTACATTAATACGATATTAGACTAAAATCGAGAAAATTCTACACGCTTATTATTTTTTATTTTGAAATATCATGTTTTATTTTATTTTGCGATGTGGTACAATCATTTATACAACAGGGAGGAACTAAACAATGGCGAGGCAAAAAGATTCTGGCGGATGTGGTGCACTATTCCTATTGTTTGCCGTGTTATATGCAATAGGACAATATATTGAGGAAAATTACGAAAAAATATGTATAATCTTAGGAGTTATTGCATCAATAATTGTAGTGTACATAATTTATAAACAAAGAAAGAAAAAACGTTCAATCCAACTGGCAAAAGAAATAGAGGAAGCCTATAAAAATAATACTCCTCAACCAAAACCAGAAGGAAAAACCTATGAAGTTGATTCGCATTTTGTTGAAGCCGCTATATTTACTATACAAAAAGGCGAAATTACTATCGGAACATTACAGGTCCTTTTTAAAATAGGATTCAACAGAGCAGAACGAATTATGGAGCAGCTTTACATTACTGGTGTTGTTGGTACTGAAAATAGAGAGAAGAAAAGAAAACCTATAATGTCAATGGACGATTTTCAGCACTTTTTGAACACAACGAATGTTATAGAACCACAACCAGTCCAAGAATCATCAGCGCTTCAGAAAACTGATAGAGTGCAATTATACAATGGAAAATATGACTACATGGAAGGACACGATTTTGAAAAATTTTGCGCTGAACTTCTTGCGGCAAATGGTTTCTCCAATGTGTACGTAACGCAGGAAAGCAACGACCAAGGAATTGATGTCTTGGCGGAAAAACTTGGAGTTAAGTATGCAATTCAATGTAAACGTTATTCCTCTGATGTTGGGAATAAAGCCGTACAGGAAGTTTTTGCAGGCAAATCATATTATGGATGTCATGTTGGTGTCGTATTGACCAACAGGTATTTTACTCAATCAGCTAAGGAATTAGCAGAAAAGACACAGGTCTTTCTGTGGGACAGAGATGTATTAGAAAAATTAATTCAAAATGCAATATGTAAATAAAAAACCGCCCCGGCGCTACCAACACCGGGACGATCCGCTCCGAAGAGCAATACCTTTTTTGGGATGAGGATATTGTATCATCTTCGGGACAGTCGTACAAGACAGAAAGTTTGTTCGGCTGTTATTTTTATACCTACACTCTCACCAAACAGAAAGAAGGAATAAAATGGCGAAGAAGAAAAGAAAGAAATACCCAAATCTACCAGCAGGTTTCGGCACGATTAGATATTTAGGCCCCGGCAGAAGGAACTGCTATGCCGTACATCCACCAGCGAAGGTCGATGAGCTTGGCAAAACGGTCCGTCCACCTGCGATCTGCTACGTGGACGACTATGTAAAGGGCTTTGCAGTCCTCACAGCTTACAAAGCCGGGACGTATCAACCTGGAATGGAGCGAGAATTGGAGATTGCCCCCACAACGGACGCAGATGCCCTTTTAAGCCGCATATTGGCAGACTACAATACAATTAAGGGCGTAGAGGATAAACACACGGAAATCAAGAAATTGACGTTTTCAGAGGTATATGAGCAGTTTATGAAATGGAAATTTCCAGAGGGGAGCACCCTTTCAAAAAGTTCAAGGCAGTCCTACCACTCTGCATACGTGAACAGTAAGCCTCTCTATAACTGCGTATTTGAGGATTTAAAGGCTCCAGATCTGCAAAAGGTTATTGATGATTGCCCACTTAAAAAAGAGAGCTTAACGGGCATTCTGACGCTTTTCAAACAGATGTACAAATATGCGATCTATGCGGAGATTGTTACAGAGAACAAGGCACTTCACGTTCGGATTAACACGCCAGATGACACAGAGCATGGAACACCGTTTTCTGATCAGGAGCTTCAGATCCTGTGGGATAACACAGAAGATCCGGAGGTGCAGCTGATCCTTATCATGTGCTATTCCGGTTGGAGAATTGGAGAAGTTGCAAATCTATCAGTCGATCTTAAACAGAAGTCTTACCAGGGCGGATCCAAGACAAAGGCTGGAAAAGACAGGATAGTCCCCATCCATCCGGCTGTATATGATTTTGTCCGATCAAAATTGGAATCACAAGGGAAGCTGCTGATGTACACCCAGAAGTACCACCGGGATAAATTCTTTTATCCTACGCTGGAAAGACTTAACATAGTCGGAAATCCAAAGCATACCCCTCACGATTGCAGGCATACATTCTCAATGTTGTGTGAGCGGTACGGTGTCCGGGAGAACGATCGGAAAAGAATGCTCGGTCACTCCTTTGGCGGAGACGTTACAAATGCGGTATACGGACACAGGACCCTGGAAGAGCTTCGTGCGGAAATAGAAAAGATAGAAGTTCCATTTGTGACTACTTGTGACTAATTGAACCATAAAAAGTCACAAATTGAACCAGATAAAACAAAAGATAAAAGTGCCGCAAGCCCAGTAAAATCAAGGGTTTTCCTTGTTTTACAGGTTTTACGTCACTTCATTTTCAATACTCTGATTGTATGACATACAACCAAGAAATATTACTGATTATTTATCGGGAACCCAGTAAAATCAATGGTTTGCGGGTTTTTTTGAAAATATACAAAAACTCAATTTGTGACTACTTTGTGACTACTTAACTAGCGAAGAGATACAATATTTCTAAATAAAAACGCCCCCAGGTTGCAACTCCTGGGGGAATTTTTTACTGCTTCTTAATATACTTTGCAGATACAAATCCATAATACTTTCCAGCAATGCGAATGTAATACCACTTGCTATCATCATTGGCTTTCTGGGTATAATTCATAACTTCTACTTCGTTGCCCTGGTTAAGAGTTGGATATTTTTTGATGTTTGGATACTCGGTGCCAGCCCAGGTACGCACATTAAGCACAGTAGCGGTTACATTGCCTTTGAAAAGCACCTGTGTCTTATCCTGCTTTCTTGTAATGGTAGCAGATGTGGAGTTGACCTCCTTTGCCAGGTATCCAGTCCAGATCCAGCCAATGCCGATTCCATCAGCCTTGACGTGTGTCCATTTGCCGTTTGTTTTTCCGTCAATTTCAACAACGGTTCCCTTATTGATCGAACCCATAACGTAACCATTCGGTGTCTCACGGACATACAAGTCATTCACGGCTGCTACTCTGGTTCCTGTCTTTTTCCAAGTCTCCTGCACTGTTTCGTCCCAATCAATCCAAACATATCCATCAATGGAAGAATCGTTGATTAAATAGGACTTATTTCGGACTGCCCCGCCATTTGACACCACGCCAGCTACACTAGAAGTATTTCCTTCATTTGTATAGACTCTTGAGTTGTCAAAACTCTGCACACTTCCAACATGAGAGCCATTGCGGAAGATTACAAGTGCTCCGACTTTTGGCGTGCTGTGCCAAGTTCCGTTTGCTTTGGCATGATTAGTGATTGATACGCAGTTGTAAAAACCTCCGCCCATAATCTGTAAGGCTTTTGTGATTCCAATTACTTTTACCAGTTTCCAAAACTGGTACTCTGCACACCACGGCTGTCCCTGGCATCCTGGTTGTCCCCATGAGTTTACATCACGGGCAAATCTAGTGTAATTATTATATCCGGCATTCTTTTTAAAATCATCCAGATAGGCGTTACTTTTCTTTTCAAGGTACCCGCCGTTGGATGCGTAATAATCACCAAGATTTAAAAATTCCTGTAATTTGCTCATTGTATCATTCCTTTCATATTTTGGTGCGCCCCTCAAAATTAAGGAGCGTAATTCTTCGTTAAAGTCGTGTACATATTTTAAAAATATGCTATAATCAACCTATTAAGGAGGTGTCGCAAAATGTTTTTAAAATTGAAAATTTCCTGTACTTGTAATTGCAACTATTACGTAAATGAACAAATTAACACGGAAAAGGTAATTTGTCCAAATTGCGGCAAGGAGCATCCGTCTTCATCACAAATCATATCTATGCTTCGCATGGCTAAGTGTATTAATGATGGCAATGTTCCTGGTGCAAATACAGTGAGGACATTTGCTGTATCTAAGCAAGAAGATTCTAGCTGTTAATAATGTCGCTGCAAAGTGGAGAGGGGTTTTAATCCTCCCCACTTTTTTTACTTAATTCACTAAAACGTAAATGCCCCAGTCCCAAAAGTCCATGACCAGCAAACCATTGTAAATACAGGGATTTTCCCATATCTATTGCTATCACCAGTTCCATCTGCTATAGTTAACTAGATGGGAGGTGGTAGCATGGCGAACCAGAAAAAGGACGATAAGGACAAGTATGTCAAGACCACAATCAGCTTCGAGCCAGAGCAGTATAAGCAGATGATTTCCTACTGTGAACGTGAAGAACGTACTGCATCTTGGGTTATCCGCAAGGCTCTTGCTGAGTGGTTTGAGAAACACGATTGATTCTTGTTGGTTTTGGTATTACTGGTATGTATTAGTATATATCAGTAATACCAATAAAGCATCCTTTAGTTGACTATTATTGCCAATTATCTTTTCAAATTGTTAAGGTTTTTATAATTGCTCCATCCATCTTTCGATCAACGGAACATAGAAATTTTCATACCCTTCTTTTATCAGGTGGATACCATCTGAATTATATGTGTATAGTTTATAATCTGCTAATTCGGTATTAAATCGGCTAACCCTTGATAAATCAAGATATGGTATTGAATACTTCTCGCATACTTCGCGAATTGCTTGATAATACCCATCAAGAGTAGGATAGGTGTTTCCTTCTTGTTTTTGTGTTCTCCATGCATCGTTGATTTTATGAGTAATCACAAACCCAATTTTTTTACCTTTCCATATTTCAAGTGCCTGCCTACAAATGCTTTCCAGTGCCCCATAGAACTTAGAAGTATCTAAATCAGCAGACATTGTATCTGTAATTGCACCTATCTGTGTCCATAAATACCAATCGTTATATCCACCCTCGAATATAGCATAATCAGCATCTTTCGCCATATCAGATACTGTATTACAAATACAATGTTTATTGGGATATCTTTTAGATAAATCTGCGATAGTTCCACCGCTAACTGCTTTTTTATCAAGTGTCATACTGTACTTTTTGGCAATGTAATCCATGAATCCAGTGCCTCCAGTGCCTTGACCGTACGCTATTGAGTCACCGTTCAGTGTTACTTTCTTCCCATACAGATTTGATTTTGTGATTTTAGCAATATCAATCTGCGGTACTTCAATATTGTTATTAAGTGTTTTCTTCTCTCCGTATTTCTTCAACCATCCAACAATGGTCTCATAAGCACCGACATACACTGTGCAACCATCTTCTTCAATGGTTAAATCAAGTGTTTTTGTTCCTGCCGCATCAATCGGGTCACCAACCTTCTGATATGCTTTAACTTCATCACCTTTTTTAACCACATAAAGGCACTGGTTTCCTTGTGCATATCCGTGTGCTTCATACTTTCCACGATTTACATTGTCGTATCGGTTTACCACATACTTTGTTGTGTACTGATTTGTTGACAGATTACCACTGCTTAAAATAATACTCCCATTTATGATTTCTGTTGCTTCAACATCCTTCTTTTCTTCAGTCGGTGTCTTGGTGATAATGTCTTTTACATCATCAGAAATCTCTTCTTTTAGCGAAGCAGTCTCACTGTCTACTTTCGCAAATTTATCCCCGACGGCTTTGGAATCTGCAAACCCACCCTCTTTAGAGAACGTTGTATCAGAAACTGGCGTTTCCAACACTGCACCGTAAGGTAGCTGCCGTTTCTTTCCATCTGCTGTGATTATCCCTTTGAATGTATCAGCCATATCAACCATTCTCCTTTACTTTTAAACTCAAATATCCATCCGCATCCACATCAAACCCAACGCCCTTGCCTGTCAGATACTCCTGCACGGCTTCCGCTATGGCTTCTTTGCTTGTACCCACACCGTCTTTGCAGAGCTTGTACAGGTACTTTTCTTTCCTTGTTATTGGTTCTGGTATATCTCCGTCATATTCTCCTACCAGATATGCCAGATATTTTTCTTCTCTGGTTATAGGTTTTTGTGCCATGTTTTACCTCCTGTTCTTAATGAGATTTTTAATTCCATCAAACTCTGACTTGATAGATTCGATTTCCTTTTTCAACAACTTATTTTCTTCAGAAAGTTCTTGTATTGCCTTGACCGTATAGCCAAGCATATACAATGTGTCGATTGATTTATAAGTTGGCTTTCCGTTCTCATCTTCCCCGCCGCCATAGGAAAATCTGTCATCCAACTGCTCCAGCTCATCGGCAATGAATCCGATTTTGCAATGGGAGCCATCTGACTTCCAGTCAAAACTGTGAAGCTTGATTTTCTCGATTAGAGAAAGCGCATCTTCAACCTCGACTTCTCCTAGATTTTTCTTGAGTCGGATGTCGGAGCTGTCTGGTTTTACGTTGTAATTTCCATCTTCCGCCCTAAACTGTATATTAGAACCACTTTTGTTGATTGTGATAATTCGGTTTCCTGTACTATTTTTTGTTAAAATCGGGCATCCTTTATTCATGTGGTCGTCCGGGATTGTCCATTGTCCGGTTGCTAAATTAATGACAGAATATGCCTTGTCGTTCCATGTCCCATACGGGTTGCCCTGAGTAGTTGGCATCAGATAGGCGTTACTCCCATCGTTTCTTATTATAAAGCCATAATTACCATTTACGATTCTTAATCCGTTTGCAGATTCCGCTTGGATTTCGCCCCATGTCCTTATTGAGTGAGTACTTTTAATAATCACAAGCGACAAATTACCGTCTGTTGCATCCATGAAACCGAACCACTCTGCATTATCCGTGCCAACCTTTGCCCCGAACTGCCAATACTCCCCGTCAACATTATTAACAAAACAGTAATCCGACCGGATAACTCCAGACCCGGAGTATATGCTCTTTTCGTTGTATGTCCTGAGCCAGTCATCATCGGTCATGTACCAGCCGCCTGACTTAATTCTGACGGGACAATTTATCTGGAAAACGCAATTTTCGTCTTTTTCTCCAGATTGATAATATACTGTTGGAGTTGGATTTTCTCCTTTTGTATACAGTGCAAAGTATGATTTGATTAAAGCTGTGTTGAAATCCGCATACGAGAATTGAATTCCGCCATTCTTGATTGAACCAATAACATTTCCTTTTGCATCCAGTACTTCAAGGGTTCCATTTTGATTCTTGTTGCCACCTAACGTGAGTTGTCCGCCCTTTGCGTAAGAAAAGGAAATAAACAGCTGATTTCCTTCTTTATAGAGTCCCTTTACTTCTCCGTTATTGGTTAAGAGATTGAAAATCTCTTCCTGAGTCAGCGCCGACACATCAACCAGAATCGGAACGGTCTGTGTATCAAGTACATTTTCCATTCCACCGGAAGCATACAGAGTGACCCTAACAGATACAATATGAGAAAAAAGGTTAGGAGAAATTGACTTGCTCGTCTCGTCAGATATTGATTTTACCGATTCAACATAATTGGTTCCATCTGTTGATGTTTCAATCAGCCATCTTCCAGGGTATGCTGTTCTTGCTGCACTCTGACCGTCACGATAATAAGCTCTTACAGTCAACACATCAGGCTTAACATATCCATCTTGTCCTCTTTTCAGGATGTTGCTGGACAGCTCGATAAAATATGTCCTTCCGGCCTCTCCATTTTCGCCTTGCCTGCCAGCGTATTGCTTTGCAAAAGAAAATCTCTTGGTTATAACCAGCGTATTGATGTAAGTTGCCTGGATGTCCACCCATCCTGTGTCAGCCGACAGCCCAGTAACCGTATATATCTTGTTAGCATCGTCCCACTCGCCAGTTACGTTGTCAGATTTGGAGATCGTATAGCTGCACTCAGATGTGATGTTTTGAGATCCATACATAACAATAGGCCGTGTAGTCACTCTTGCTGGAAAAGCTGCATAATTCCCGTCAGAATCAACAGGTATGCTCTGGAACTCATTGCTTAACTGCATCGTCATATTCTTGGCCAGTGCCGCAGCTTTCTTTGCGTCTTCTGCAGTTTTCTTAATGTCATTGAGTGATACACCGCCGCCAATCTGGACAGAACCATCGATATACACAGAATTGGTTTTTATATTTGCCTGGAAAATAACATTGCCGCTGGAATCCTTAACCGTCAGTGCGCCGGAATCTATATAATCAGCACTTATTCCCTCTGCGTACAGGAGCCTGGTTATCAGACTTCCGTCCAAGATGAAACCATAAGGATATGTTTTTCCTCCATTATTGGATACTCCAATGGCATTTGACGTAAGTTTGATTATGTTTTTGGACTCCTCAAGTGTAGGTTTGTCATGCAGGTAGGTTATCGTGCTGCCATCGTCCTGCAAGACATTCGTTTCATACATTCCGGTTCCTTCTTTTAATGCCTTTTGCAGATTATCAACTGCCAATTCCCTGTCCTTGGTTTCTTCCCTTATGAGTTTTTTTGCAGCCACAAGAGCTTTATCTGCACTTGACAGGAATTTGCTAGACCCTCTTACTGGATCTTCTGCCGTTGTCTTGATATGAGTAATTCCGTTTAAACTGCTCGAGATATCTGTGATCGGAGTTGTATACTTGTTGCCTTTTCGATCATAAGTAAAAGCCATATCTCCGAACTCGGACAACGGGTTATACACCAGGTCTCCAGACAGACTTCTGAATTTTGCTCCTATCAGGCTATCACCAATCCAACTGGCTACAGTTTGCAGATCCGCATTTCCAATAAGCTCGTTTTGCAGTTCAAGGACATATCCCGATTTTCCGTACATGACATTGTTTTCGGAATTTTTAAGTTTTATCCCTGTGATGATAATATCGTCACTAGATAGTGTAGGACTAGAAACATAATCTCTGAACCGCTGTGGATTTCCAGCAGTTTCTTCCCTGAGAGTAAGATATCCATCAGAATCAACGTACCATCCGCCCTCAGGAGCAATATACTCATCAGAATCTATCGCAGAATTACCGAATGAAACATATCCGTCAGAATCCACTTCTGCACCATAATCAACTGATACTGATGCAAAATTCCATTGTATAAACTGCAAATTTCCATCAACGTCTATCCTGGCATTGGCGGAATCCAGCATCGCAATCCATCCGATCAGCTGCCGGAATGTCATGCTATCCGGAATTGACCGAACAATTACATCACCATGTACCATAGACGAGAAGCCCATAGAGATTCCGATTGTGGCGCACGCATCACGAAGAAGTGTGAAAGCATTCTGAGGGAGCTGCAGTTTGCTTGTGTATGTATCGTTTGCCTTGTACATATCATCAAGTCCAGTAAATTCCATAATTTCTCCGTACTGCTCAGGAGTTGTTATGGTATACGTTCCTTTTTTAATGGTCTCTGTTTTTCCGTCTTCAAACACCATTTTAAGGAATGCGGTAACTTTTGCCTTGAAAAAATAGTAGTCCTTCCATTGATCTTCCGTGTTGTCCAGGCTTAATTTCATGGACTTGCAAACAGTATTACCAACAGGAAAACTGCTGCTGTTTGCACAATCTGAAAATTCTCCGCCGTTCAACATTATTTCATCTTCGATACGTTTCTCTGTTCCATCAGCAAAGGTGATATCCACTACCTCGTACAGTTTTTCACCTTTTCCAAGTTTTTCCCTAAACAGATCTGATGTGTTAATCAAGTGGATTCACCCCCTCCATATTAAATGAAATTTCCGAATAGTATTTTTTATCTTTGGATATGCTGCCTATATTGTATTTCATTCTTCCTACATAAAATTCTTCTGATCGCCATTCATTTTTATGTGCCAGCCAGTGATATAGTGTAAATGGCTTTCCTTTTATGATTGCATTAACTAAATTGGCGGATTTTTTGTCAATCGGGACATTTGTTGCTTTGTAACTATACTGCATTACAGTAAATAATGGTGTTAATCTTGCTACTCCAAATTGGTTGCGTTTACTCCCCTCTGAGTACGTCGTGCTAAAATTACACTCCATATCTTTATCCGGTTGAGGAATGAGAAGTCCGTTTATTTTATATCTGTCAGTTATTGTTTTACTTATTGTAAATGCCATGTTCTCATCCCCTCTCCTTAATTCATTTCAAATGGATTTTCACCGGTAGTATCTCTAATCAACTTTGCTTCCTCTATTACTTTTTCAAAAATTGTCTTTCTTTCGAGCTGTGCGATAAACTTAAATGTTCCGCCACTGCCCTGCTGGTGCTGGTTAAACGCATCATTGATTATATCCCGGATAACTCCTTCGGGTGCCTCCAGATTACGCCCATTCTTCTGATCTCCAAGCACTGCCAAGAACTCTGATCTAGGCGGAATAACTGCTCCGCTTGCAAGGTACGGAACCGTATTTACTCTAGGAAGATTCAACCAGGAACGATATGTGCCTTTGTTTTTTGTTATAGGATTTGTGTAGTTATACGTGAAAGTAAAGCTTCTTTCAACTCCATTCAGTGCGCCATTGATTCTTCCGATAGCACTGTTTACTTTTCCTACGGCATTGTTCATAATGTCGGATATGTAATCTGGAATTCCAGAAAAAGCATTTTCCACGCCGGAAGCCAGAATTGAGCTGTTTGTGTTGATCTGCTCAATCATGTTTTGGATTGCGGAGACAACCGTGGTTTCTGATTCTCCCCATTTTTCCTTAAAGTCTGTCAGGACATATCCGTTGTATTCTTTAATAACTTCTAAAACCGCACTCATTTTGCTTTTGGCCTTTGACTCAATATTGTCCATTGCACCGGAAACGAATCCTTTAACCGCAGACCAATCTCGGTCAGATGTGCGGCTGATTTCTCCAGTGGATGACTCCACTGACTTTTGAGCTTTTTTCATTGATGTTTCAGCTGCTGTCTGGACTGCAGTCATTGCAGTGTTAACCGCTGTAGAGGTCATGCCTAGGTTTTTCTGTGTGTCAGTCTTAATGGAAGCCGTTGCCGTTGCGATTGAGGCACTTGCAGCTCCAGAAGCTGTTTCTACTGCTTTTTTGACATTTCCCATGGATGTTTTTGTTGTAGTTTCTGCCGTCGTAACCGCTTCCGGGAACTGCTCTTTCATCATCTTATCAAACTCATCTAATGGTATCCCCATATCTTTGAGGGAATTGTAAATAAGGTCAAATCCTTCTTTTGCGGTTGATATATTATTCTCTGGATCTTTAAGCTGATTCAAAACAGTTGTGTAGCTGCTTCCAAAATCGTCGGACTTTAGGCTGAGCTGATACATTATGTCCTTCAGATCATTCAGACTGACCTTTGATGTATCAATTTTACCGTCCGTCTGAGACATACCATCTCCAAGGGCCGTTACCTTGTTTGTCATTTCCTCGACAAATCCGGAAGATACACCAGCCTGCGCTCCGTATTGTTCCAGGATCTTTCTTGCATTTTCTGCAGATACTCCATATTCACTAAGTTTCTGCACGAAACTGTCGTACATTTCCGAATTGGACTTTCCGGCTGATTCTTCTGCTTCAATCAATTTCCACAGTTCTTCTGCCTGTTCTTGAGTGATTTTATGGGCGCTTTCCATCTCGCCAGTGTAATCATGTAGATAGCCTCCAGCCTGTGAAAGGATTCCATTTCCACCCTGCGCAGCCTCTGTTATGCTGGCTATTCCTCTTGCGCAATTTACGGCAACCACGGTAGCTGTAGCAACGATTCCGGCGGTCCCGAGAACCGGTCCAATAGAGGCAGCAAAAGTCCCCATTGCGCTTGTGGCTCCGGAAAGTGAAGTTGTCAGCATATTTCCTACACTGTTAGCTATAACGCTCGTTGTTCCTGACGCCATCATATATGCTGAGATTTTTCCAACGATCCATCCTACAAGTATTCTAATTGGCGCTAACAGCCTCCAAAGCTTTACCGCTCCAAAAGCAACAATGATTCCTGCCGTGATTTTTCCAGCTAAACTACTTTCCCACAATCCAGATAATGCTCCGGCCAGACCATTAATTATCATTTTTGCAGCAGTATTTAATAGTTTTCCCCATGGCAATCCTGCAAGAAAGTCACCGATTCCCTTCCCGAGGTCATAGAACGTATCGGACGTAATACTGTTTGTAATCGTATCGCACAATTTGCTCAGGAACTCACCAAAAGCCACTCCATTTTCTTTCCAGTTGATTCCATTAACAAAAGTGGTGATTCCATTCTTTACATTTTCCGCAAACTTATCCCAATTAAAAGTCCGAACAAACTCTTTAAGACTTGTAAATGCGCCATTAATGGCTGTTACCAAGGCACTTGCTACATCGGAAAAGGATATTGTAGAGAACACTCCGTTTAGTCCGTTCGCTACGGCATTTCCGATTTTTTTGTACGGTAAATCTTCAACAAATCCCTTGAAAACTTTCCAGGCGATCATGAACTTGTTTCCGATCAGCTGACCGAGATTGTTCCAGTTGACTTCATTAACGATTCCCTTAATTCCTTTTGCGAATTTCTTGCCAAGGTTATACCAGTCAATTCCTGTGATTGCCAAGTTAAGTGCGTTGACAATAGTGTTGATTCCTGCACCAACTGTATTCCCCAGAAGTACCCAGTTAATATTGTCAACCAGGCTGTTAAATGTTGCCGTAAATCCTGTGATAAACGGTGTGATCTTCGGGCCTACGTTATCCCAATTAATTGCATCATAAACTTTTTGGAGACCTGTATTGATTCCGTCAGCCATATAGGAGCCAAGACCTTCCCAGTCTTCTTCCTTGATGAGTTTCTTGATTTTATCAGCAATTCCTTTGAGAGAGCTCTCAATAGGTACCTCTTCAAACATATCACTTGCAGATGGGCCGGTATGTCCACCACTGCTTCCGGATCCAGAATCACTTTTGTTGGATTCGTACCTGGTTATTTCGTCGAGGGGACTAAGGTACCCATTAATTGCTTTTGCAGCGTTATTTGCGCTGTCAGCCGTCTTATCAAGGCTGGCTGCATAGTCCTCCTGGACGCCGATTGCTTTTGTAAAGGTTTTTTGTCCAGTAAATGCTGCAATCAACATACCTACACGGGTCACGGCTTCAGAAATTAGGTTAATGAATCTGGTCAGAGCCGGAGCAACCGTTGTCAGAATCGGGGCGAATGCAGTTGCGAAACTGTTTTTGAGTTGTGTCAGTGACGACTTAAGTGAGGATATGCTCTGATTGACCTTTCCGGATGGGTCATACTGTGCAAGATTTTCAAATCCTGACACAATCGCAGACCGGAGTCTATTAAACAACACATACAGACTTCTGATGCCAACGCTGTACTTGAGTATGGTCTTTAGCATTTTCCCAATCGTCATCGTGCTCTTATTTGCCGATTTATGGATTGAAAAGATACCGCTGGAAAGTTTCTTCACTCCTGATATAATCGCAGCTCCTGACAGTCTTAAAAGCTTTTTCATGAGCCTATCAACGCTTTTTGCAATGCCGTTGATTGTTCTTTTCAGATCTGCTATACCGGACGCCATAAGTTTTTGTGATAACCTTCCGAGAGATTCCCCCATCCTGTTAATAGAAGTCGTGGTTTCCTCTATTTCTGGAGAAAGCGTCTTTCTCTTATATTCTTCTACTTGCTGGTTAAGTTCTCTAAGCTTGATAGCTGCTTCGTCATACTCGTCATCACCCCAAAATTTGCCGGATTTCTCAAGTGATTTAAGCTCTTCTTTTGTCTTTTTTATAGCCTCGTACAACTCATTTACTTTTTCTTTTTCACCATTAAACGCATCCGCAGCTGCCTGTGCCGCTTGCCTTGTAGCCCTTGCGCTTTCTGCCAATTCCCTACTCTGTTCCGGTGTGATTTCGCTGGTGTCTCCAATTAGGTTGCTATCATCATTCCATCGATGGATTGTAAGTCCAGATACATCTGATGGATCAAACTTTTTTACCGCATTTACAGCACGTTTTCCTGCATCTGCTGTGGCTTCCAAATTGTCAGTCAGGTTAGATACAGCATTGCTTGCTGCAGTAGAACCATTCGTCAGGAGGTTTACGATCTTCTCGACATTAGTAGAGAGACTCTGCATATATCCAAGCATATTTTTTACGGAATTTGATATGTCATCTACTCCACGGTCTACTCCGCTTGTATCCATTTTGGTGTCGATAATAACACTTCCGTCAGCCATGCAAAATCACCTCCTATAGCCATTTTTCAAGATTTTCCATTTCAATCTTCTGTTCTTCACTGATCTTCTTTTTTAAGTCGATAATATCCTTGTTCTGGTTGTAAAAATCTTTTTCCCACTTTTCCAATTTTTGATGTTTTTGTTTCTTTTGCCGGATATGTACCACCTGTGCAAACAGACACTCTCCAATTTCCATATAAGCTCCTAGAAAGGTCCACCAATGCAAATACGGAAGCGCCCGGATCTCAGTCCCCTGCACTCTGTTTATTGCTGGAATGATAATCTGTGCATCCTGCTGCCAGTCCATGGTATGTGGTTTGCGTTTACCATCATCGGCCATGCCGCAATCAATAAAATCGATCACAGCTTTGCAAGCTTCGCTCCAGCTTTCCAGCGGCAAATCGTCGTAATCTTCCACCATGATTTTTAAAATGGTGTCCATTCGCACAAATGACTTTTCTTCCTCGCTTGCATCCATCAAAAACAAATCCGGGTCATTCATGGCCGTTAATACGTCCAGTACGACCCGGAAATCCGTTCTTATTGTATATGTGGTTCCATCAACATCAATGGAAGTGGGAAGCTCCCACGGATTCATTATTTATGGTACTTAGCCGTGTACTTACTCTGTCGGCTATGTACCTTTTTTACACGAACGTTAAGTTCATTTTCAACGATTGTTCCCAGCTTCTCCACAACCTCCTCAACGTAAAACCTCCCACTCTCCAGAGGAGTGAAAGGATTCATCACGGAGAAGATGGGTGTAGAGATGTCAGTATTGAACAGTTCGTTCAAATGCTCTTTCAACTCATCGCACTTTTCAAAAAATACATCAACATCATCTTCCTTGGTTTTTTCAAGCTCCGCAAACATTCCATTCAGAAAGTCAGTCGTTTTGTTGTATCTTCGAGCAATGTCCAGATCTGGATTAAACCGAAGTGTAAAAAGTACCTTTCCATTATCGTCAAGGAAATCGTACTCTGCCATTTTTACGTTGAGCGTAATTTGTTTTGCTGCCATCTTCATTTCCTCCTGAATTCAATCAAATCGTATTATCGCTTGCTGTAAAGGTTTTATTTGATACGTCCCAGGTTCCTTTTACTCGATTTCCGGCTTTGTAAATTGTAAATGGCGTCTGGATTCCGGAAGTATCGCCGCCGATACTGTTCGGAATAACGAACACGTCTTCACGATAAGCCCATACAACTGTTGGCGCTGCATCACTGTCTCCTGGCTTCAGAAGCACATCAACCATTGTAGTTTTGCACTTATCACCGGTTGCCCTTGTGTTTGCCAAATCCATGATTTTGTTGGAAAACGCATCGTCATAGTTTTCGTAATAATACGGATCCACGTCTGCCTGCACCTCGTAACCGGAGTGCTGAACAGACTGTTCTCCCCAAATGTTTTCAGTAACTTCAACATCCGGGTTCAGTTCTTCGTTATACTCTTCGAGGTTTTTACCGATTTTTACATATGTAGGAGTTAAACTCCCAAAAGAAGAATCAAGATAATGTGCAAGATATTTTCTTTCAATCATAAAAAAGTCCTTTCTGTCTATAACTTTTAAAAGGCTGTGTAGGTTAGCGACTATCTCCAATTGATAGCCGGTTAGTTGTTATATTTAAGCGATGCAATCACCATTTTTCCCAGTCATATTCGTATTTGACTGTGATCGGAAGCAACCAGTCCTGTACACCGTTTTCCTGTGGCTCTGTACCGTAGGAGTTATCACGAATGATACGTTTTATCACTCGTCCTCTGGAAAGCTCTGGAAAAGCGGATAAGCGTGTCTCAGCGCCGTCTACTGTGACTGGTTCACGGCAAATCCACTTGCCAAGGTTATCAAGAAACTTCTGAACAGAGAGCTTCTGCCGTTCCTTTTCGGAAGCGGTACGATATACCACGATAAACGGATACTGGCACACCTGATGCATCGTTCCGCATATATCCTCTTTTTCTGAATAGATTAATGCTCCTGTATCCGCAAAGAACGAGATACCGCTATCGGTTCCCAGTTCTTCATATTTGATTGTTTCGCCGTCATACAGCCCAGGATACTGATTCAGAAGTGCTTTCATGGCTTCTGTTAGAATCTCGTATCCTTCTGCGTCCTTTCCGATAGGCTTGTCTGCCATCAGCCGTTCACCTTCCTAACTTTCCACCCTAAAAGGAGCAACATGAAAAAACGGTGAAATAAGTTCGGATATTTTGTTACCGATACATTAAATGAATCACATATTGCAATAATTGCTTTAGGTTCAATCATTTTTCCATCTTTTAACTTCAAAGTTCCGCCTTTGATAAAAAAATCATCCATATCTGTTCCTCCTACTTTCCTAATATTTCAAAGTGTGGAATCAGGCTGTACGGTCCACCCACGCTTGTGATTTTGAATACATTGTCTTTGTTTTGGTTCATGTACTGATAGAATCCGCTTCGGTAATCGCCATCGGTTACTATTACACCAGTCCACTCACCCTCCCAAAAAAACGATTCGTCTGAGAATGTGATAGTATCTTCCAGAGCGTTGTTAATCTGCCTTTTCCACTCTTTAGGTGGTACATATGGGAGAATTTTACCATTCTTGTCAGCAATGGTTATATCACCGTTCTGGACGGTATATCGAATGTGTAACTGTGCGTTGTCTGTTGCGTCTGGCCCGTACTTTTTAAGGATTGCTCCTTTATCGGTAACGAGGTCGACACCGGATAAAACATGAGGATACCAGTACGCATCTCCAGTCGTGGCACTTTCGTAATAATTGAAAATCGTCACTGTTTTTTCGTACATGGTACCTTCTCCTTAATCATTTATTTTTCAGCTTATCCACGTCAATCTTGGACGTTCGTTTCCACAATTCCGTAATTTTCTCCCATCCGAACATGGAAATAAACGCCACAATAAACCCAGTCATGATAGCTGCTAAAATCATATACCACAAGATTGTCATGTGGATATACTGCATATACGCTACAAAAGCGGCTACAGTAATTCCGATAGACAGTACAAGCACCAAGGCATCTGTCGGAATTTTCGACAGGAACCCAACATTTTTAATCACCTGTGTAATCACAGACACGCAAAATGCTAAAACACTGATTACTGCCAGAATCAGAGTTACATTTGTAAATAATGCTTCCATTACTCTGATACCTCCTTAAATTCTTCTTCAAACTCATCTTTTGTTTATGCTCCGAAATCCAGAGAAAAAGGCTCTCGTAAAGCCTTATATATTTCTCTTTCAATATCATCTTTATATGCCGTTGTAAGAACACCGCCGACATTCATAGTCATTGTTTCTCTCAAATTCGGTCGTGATGCTTTTTCTGCGATGCTTGCATCTAAATAGGCTACTCCAACATTTTTACCGTTCCAACACTGCTCTTTGTTTGAACAACTTTCACAGTCTTTTCGCATATCTGAATAAGCCTTTTTATTACAAATCATACTCACACCCCCGCATATAAAATTGGTATCCCATCATCCGTCCTCACTCCCATCAACAGCGGTAAAGCTGTCTTAAGAAGTAAGTCGTTCGTTTTCTGCACATCCCCAGCGGCGGCATACACCGCACTCCATTCCTTTGCACTCGCTCCAATCTGCTGAGGAGTTGCGTAGGAAATGGATTCACTGCCAGATGATACAGAGGTTACAACGCCTGTAGTGCTACTACCGGACCCGATTGTGGTTGATGTACCACTCACAGCGGCATTGGTAGCATTCTTCTCAGCAAGCTCAATCTGATACATTAATTCAGCCAATGAGCAAACCGCCTTTTTGATACGTTTCTGAGATCGTTCGTTTGTTGGCAGTCCATCCACCAGTCTGTCAAACGTCATTGTGTCCACAAAATCACTGGCTCTTTCTGCCAGTCGTGGGAAGTCGGCTTCTGGCACGACATTGCCGAATGATTCTGTATAGAATTTATAATCTGCGTAAGCCATGCCAGTTACCTCCCACGATCATCATTTTGCTGTTACAGTCGCATGTCCGGCACTCAACGCCTTATAGGTACTGTCACACTCAACCACTGTGATCACCTGCCCTGTTGCTGCGGTAATGTCAGCTTCTCCATCCCACGCAGTCCAGTTCTTCACATTCTGGCCATAATCTACAGTAGTCTCAGAAGATGCAACTTTGTACTTATATGCATTTCCTGCGCTTGCTTTTGTCGGAGTAACAGTCACTTTAGTATCTCCGCTCTTACTTCCTGCCGCAGAATTTACAGTCAGAGTTCCAAGTGTCTGAGTTGTGTTGATAGTTCCGACAGCAATAGCGTCAATATACTCTGCAAAGAGGGTAAGCCCCATGATCGCAAATGCTTCAGACACTGCTGTGTGGTAGTTGCCCTGCGTATGAAATCCGATCAGATTTGTTTCACCGGATACAGTGTATACAAGACCTGCTCTCGCAAAGTCAGATTCATTCGGGTCAACATAGTAAAGAACGATGTTCTCCACAGGTGTAGCAATAACTGTTCCTCTTGGGATCTCACTGTCGGATAACAGGAAGATTGTGTTAAATCCCAGGAAATCTTTCATATACTGGAAACCGAACTGGTTCTGAATAGTGATATCAGCTGCGCCGATATATTCGTACACATCCAGAATGTTGACAAATCCAACAACGCCAGTCACATTTCTGTGCATCTGCTTAAATTTGTTTTCTACACGGCCCTTGGCCATTGCCAGAGCCATCTGGAAAGTAGTTTCCGTGAATGAGAGAGTACCTGTTTTCAGATAGTTATAAAATCTTTCAGTAACATTGGTCTGAAGCTGGAAAAGGAATTCATCATCAGTCATCTGAACAGCGTTCTCATAACCGTGATCCTTGATTGCTTCGATAGATACAGCCTTTGCGTACTTTTCAATGGTCATTTCCGCATACTTCTTTTCTTTTACAACGAATTTGCTGTAAGGGATTTCTTCACCCT